GTTATACGCTCCACTGGTTGTTGCACCCGCAGCGTTATACCCCATCGCTGTGTTACCGTCAGCCGTGCTGTTCTTTAGGGCGAAATAACCAGTGGCAGTTAAATAAGCACCCGTAGTATTACTATAAGCAGCTTGATACCCAACTGCCGTGTTGTTGCTGGCGGTGGTGTTGGAAATTAGTGCGTCACGACCAATAGCTACGTTATAATTGCCCGTAGTGTTTTCGTTTAAACTGGCTCTTCCTACAGAAACGTTGCTTGTGCCAGTGGTGTTGTTTTCGTTTGCAAAAGCACCAACAGCCGTATTATAATCTCCTGTTGTTGAGGCCAGTAAAGCCTTAGCACCAATAGCGGTGTTGTTACTGGCTGTTGTGCTGGTATACCCCGCCTGATACCCCACCGCAGTGTTGTTGCTTGCGGTGGTGTTTGCAGCTAATGCACTTTTGCCGACTGCTGTGTTACTTGCCCCTGTGCTATTGTTATAAAGAGTAGTAGAACCCACAGCTACATTATTAGCACCTGTGGTGTTAGTATATAAACTTGCATATCCAACTGATGTATTTTCTATCGCAGTGGTGTTGGATTGGAGTGCTGATCTACCCAAAGCAGTGTTGTAACTGCCTGTAGTGTTGTAGTACAATGTTTGCTGACCAACAGCTACGTTTAATGCGCCTGTTGAGGTAAAACGCATAGCATCATGCCCAAAAGAAGAGTTACTGTTGCCTGTAGTATTGGCACGTAAAGAATTTCTCCCAACAGCAGTATTATAACTTGCGGTAGTGTTAGCAGTTAGAGCCAGTTGCCCCACGGCAGTATTTTCTGCACCTGTCGTATTAGTGTAAAGAGACTGATACCCAACGGCTGTGTTGTTACTTGCGGTGGTGTTGGACTGGAGTGCAGAAACACCCATCGCTGTATTGTTTGCGCCAGTTGTGGTATAAAATAAAGAAGCAGAACCAACAGAAGTATTATTACTTGATGTAGTGGCTGTAAATAAAGCATTAGTACCAATGCCTGTATTATCATTTCCTGTCGTTACATTGGCAGCAGCGGTTTTCCCCAAAGCAACATTGCCTGTACCAGTAGTGTTATCAAAAAGAGCCTGATACCCAACAGCCGTATTGTTGCTTGCGGTGGTGTTGTTGACTAAAGCACTGCCCCCGACAGCAACATTATAACTACCTGTGCTATTATTGTAGAAAGTTTGAAACCCTAATGCTGTATTGAGTGTTCCCGTAGTAGTGCTATAAGCAGTCTGATACCCAACAGCAGTATTACTGCTTGCCGTAGTGTTGAAGCTTAAAGCATCGTCTCCCACGGCTGTATTTGAAGCTCCAGTAGTATTTGATGATAATGCACTTCTACCTGTAGCCGTATTAGAAGCACCAGTAGTATTTACATACAAACTAAATGCGCCAGTAGCAGTATTTCGGCTTGCGGTTGTGTTTGCAGAAAGAGCGCTAGCCCCGATTGCTACATTAGTCGCACCTGTCGTGATTGCATCACCTGCTAAACCACCTATAAGGGTATTGTTTGTGCCTGTTGTAACGTTTGCACCTGCATGGTGGCCTACAGCCGTGTTGTAAGTATCTGCAGCCGTGGTAACATTAGCAGACATTAAAGCAAATGTTCCAACTCCAACATTACGACTTCCTTTAGTCATGGCTGTTAGAGCTTCTTTACCCACTGCAACATTATAGTCAGCATCAGTTAAAGCATCTCCTGCAAGACCACCGATTAGAGTATTGTTTGTGCCCGTGGTGACTGATAGTCCTGCACGAAATCCGACTGCGGTGTTATAGGCATCAGCCCCTGCGTTTAATATTTTTAAAGTTTCATGCCCAATAGCAACATTAAAACCGTGACCGTCTTCAGCTTCTAAAGAAGAAAAGCCTATTGCAACATTAGCATCACCAGATGTAAGCGCAGTGCCTGCATTATGGCCTATAGCTACATTGTAAGTACCACTACTCGTCACACTATCCAGCGCAGCATCACCCAACGCCACGTTGCCTGTACCAGTAGGATAATTCCCATCCAGCTTAATCGTGCCGCCATCGACTGACAGGTTGCCAGCTACAGTTAGACCGTCTGTTACGGCTGTGCCTGTTACGTCAACTCCTGTGTTGGTGGTGGCTAGTTTTTTAACATCGTTATAATACAAATCAACTGAACCATCAGCCGTTGCAACTAAACCAACTTCACCAGTGTATTTCCCTAAAACGACACTATCGCTTCGCATATACAAAGACCCAGTGCCAGCATCATCAATGAAACTATCAGTCCCACTATGGTAAATCTGTAGGTCAGACCCAGCGCCAAAGATGGCTTTACCATTATCAGGTAACGTTATATCATGGTTAAAGATAGCAGTACCAGCCTCAGACATATCAAGGGTAAGGGCTGTAATGGTAGAGCCGCCATCGTTGCCTTTGAAAACCATGTCTCTATCTGAAATATAGGATTCTATAGCTAAGTCGGTGCTACTATTAGAAATCGTACCAAACTGAGTTCCGGCATCTGATAAGCGTATATCGCCACCATCAGCATCAAGGACAATATCACCAACTACGTCAAGTGTTAGATCACCTGATGTATTAGATATAGTGGTAGCACCAGTAAGAGATATATTGCCATCAGACTTAATACGCATACGCTCTGTAGCTGCTGCTGATGTATTAGTTTTAAATACAAGAGCACTAGAGTTTACAGAAGAACTAAATGTATCTTCTGCTAATGCTTCAATGGATGCACCAACAAGTATAGCATCTGTACCACTAGCTTCATCAGGAGCACTAAACTCAATCTTACCTAATACATTAGTTGCTTCAATAGTAGTATCAGATGTTTGGAGTGCTAGTACATAACCAGAGCCTGTCTTACCAATAGTGTTTTGTGAGAACGATACAACACCACCAGAAGAAATAGCAATAGCATCACCATCAGATGCAGAGCCAATAGTACCAGCATTATCAATCTTAATGCTACCTATTGTAGCTACACCATCAAGGAACATATTTTTAAACAAAAGACTATTAGTACCAATATCTAGTGTATTAGTAGTCTTAGGTTTAATCTCAGTTGCACTTGCTACAAAGTCTTGAACTGGACCAAGCACAGTAACAGGCCCACCTTCTGCAGATGTGCCATCATGTGTGTGACCACTTGTGCCCATTGCACTTTCAATTGCGTCAAATTCACCATCTAAGTCTGCAGCATTAATAATGTTGCCATCAGCAATGTTGTTAGATGTATCATTTCTAGTGTAACCTGTTCCCATTTTGGTTTACCTTCTCGTGTTTGTACCAAATTCTAAAGTGATAGCATCAAGTGAAAATGGTGGGTCTGTACTATCTGATTCAAATTGTATAGACGCTGTAAAGCCTGATCCTATTAGTTGTGTTTCAAAAAGAGTTACTAGTTTGTTGCTATATACTGCAGCAGATCCGAATACCGCAGAACCATAAAATGCAACCTCACCTGTGTCGTTATCAAACTCAATTTGTGTAGGCTGTATGCTATTACGTTGGTCAAAGTCTAGTTTAAGGCTCATATCAAATGATACACTACCTTGTGGATCTGTGTAAAGAAATGCTTTGTAAAAAGTCTTACGTACCCTTGGGTCATTTACAGGCATAAACGGTGTTGCAAATGTAGTTTGTATATTTAAACTATCAAAGCTATTGCCATCTTCCATCTGATACAAGTAACCATCATCATTAGCAAATACAATTGTTTCTGCATTTTGATAGAACCTACTATCAGCTACATAAGCTCTAATGCCACGTAGCTCACCCCAAGCCATTCCTTCACCACCTTGACCAGAAAACTGTGTACCTAAGATACCTTGAGCATTTTCTTGGGTAATATTATTATTATAACCTAGTATTCTATACTGAGATTTATTACGAATAACTACACTAGCAAAAGAAGTATTAGAACTAATAAAACTTGTTACTTCTTTTTGAATAGCTTTAGATACGACAGCAAGACCAAAGTCACCGATACGATCTGTTGCACTTAATAACCTAAGACCATCTGGCCCTAAAAACATTATATCACCACCTACTTCTTGAATGGTGTCTGTATCCACACAACCAATGTCTATTGTAACTGGTTGTAATTGAAAATCTGATATTGTATTACCAACTAATTGAAATATAGAAGACTCAGTAAAAATAATTAACTGCTGTCTAAAAACAATCAGTCCTGTAATTACGGCCCCTAAAGAGATTGTACCAGAACCTGCTGCGGCTGTAAAGTTATTATCTGTATAAGGGGCAGTAAAAGTTAATAAATTACTTTTACCAAAAAAAAGTTGATTTTTAAAACTTACTACAAAACCAGCACCAACTATATCTGTAGGTCCAGTATTAAGAACAGTAAATGTATTATTATCATATAAAGCTGGAGCATTAGTACCATCTACTATGGCAATTTTTTCTGTTCCTGTATAGTTATATCTAGAAAATCTTGTTTTACCAGCACTTTCTCTTGACGTACTTAAAAAAGTTATTGCAGCATCATCCGCTGGTGAACTATCTAATGCAGGGTTTATTGCTACAGTAGCTCCACCAGAGCTTACAGTTGCATCTGCAGTTACAGTATATACTTTATCTATACCTGCTACTTTAAATATATCACCTGCTTGAGGTGCTGCAGTTAAACCATCAACAATAAGACTTGAACCAGTTTGTGATGCACCATTTACAAGTACTGTACCGTAGTTAGGTACATTAATATGTGTTATAGAACTAGAAGATACTTTAAATAAATCATCATTTTTTGCAACAATAACTCTATCTAAAAATACGCCACAACCAAGTGCAAGATAATTACTTGTTGTGGTAGCAAATGTAACTGCTGCAGCATTAGCAGGAGAACTAGCTAAAGCACCTGTAAGGGTTAATGTAGCTCTGTTATTTGTAGCATCATATGATACACCACCAGATGCAATAGTGTATGTACCTGTAATCCCAACTACTGTAAGTGTATCACCTGCTTCTGGTGTCTGGTGTATATTACCTATAATAAGTGTAGTACCAGACTGACTAGCACCGTGTACAACAGGAGCACCGTATGGTGGGATAATACTACTATTATATTTAGTATAACCTAAGATACGTCTGTAACCACCCTCAATAGATGGCTCAAAGTTTCTAAGAGTTCTTGCAGATCCCGGTGCGTTAATACCTTGTTGCAATGGACTCATATTAGTAACAAGTCCACCCTTAAATTCTATAGGGTATGTTTGACGAGTTGATGGCATGTATTAAGAAACCCTAATAGTGTTATAAGAAGAGTTTGTTTGATTTATTACAGTTGATCTTAAATAGTCATAACGGTTTATATAAAGACTACGTAACTGTTTTATTTCACTATCAAAGCGTTGTTGAATCATTGCAGCTTCTTGACCCTCACCCCTAAACATGTAAGCAAAGTGCATTGCACCGTTAGTAATCATGTACCTAAACTGCTCTGGTACTGAGGGTACATCTGTAGCATTAATAAGATCTACAGGTAATCTATAATATTCATAAACTAATTCGTAAGCATTATCTGGGGGAGCTACAAGTCCAAACTCTTGGTTAGGAGTTCTAAAAACATACTCAGGTAAAGTCCTAATACTTGTATCTGTATCATACTCATAGTCTACATACTTATCTAAATACTCTTCGTAAGAAATTAAACGAAGTCTTTTAGTTGAGTTGTTAAAAGTAGTATTACGTTTAATACGAAAACTATCCATATCAAGTGTCTTAGCATCTGCAGGATAAGCATAACGTATTGTACCTGCAGTTAGTGTCTCTTCTGTTTCTACATGATTAAAAGGCCATTCATATTCGTGTTGATTAATATAACGAATAGCAGAGTTTACTGCATCTTTAATCATACTGTACTCACCAGTAGCAGCAGCAAAGTTACTTGATGTAAGCTCCACCTCATTAAGTCTACGGTTTACGTCATTTACTAGACCAAGATAATCATAAGCCATTTAACGTTCCTTTACCCGTAACTTAATACTGCGTTCTGCTTGACTTCCTGTGCTGTCAACCATGTTACAGAAAAAAGTATATTCAATATTATTTGTACCACCACCAATATTAATAGTAGCTACAGTAGTAGTATTAGTTTGTGATACGTTTTGTATATCATCGGTAGTTGCAGAGCTTGAAGCAACAGTAAGTGTTTGTCCTGCACCTAGTGTAGTCTTAGTATTATAAGCAGTACTCTTTACTGACCATGTAACAGTACTAATAGTAGCAGTACCAAGAAAACGTGACCAATCTACACTGTAATCTAGTTGTTCATCAGGGTCTTTATTAGGCCAACGAAAACTCATGTTTAATCCTCAGTTGCGTATACAGTTCGTTCTGCAGATGTTGCTTGTCGTTCTACAAAAACTATTCTATTTTCTTGTGGTATTCTTACTGTCCTGTTTGTATCAAAAGCAGAAACAAATACCAATCTATTTTCATTAGGTATACGTACAGTTCTGGATGCTGAAGTAGACATTATGCTGCCTCTGCTATGTATACTGTGCGTCTACGGCTGTACTGTTCTCTTACAGCTTGAAAGTCAAAGACTACTGCAGTTGTACCTATTGTACCTATCGTGGCTGTAGCTGGTGCAGAAGCTAAAGTTTCACTTACTTTAACTTGTGTTAATGCTTGTACAGCACCTGTTGCTGATACACTATCAAGCTTTTCAGTTGTTTGATCTTCTACTTCATTTACTGAAGCTGTAGCTGTAACACCTGTTAATGTTAGTTGTGAATCTGCGTGTAGTACAAGAGTTCCAATAGAGCCTGTAGAACTTACGCTATTTAAGTTTTCATCTACTTGTGGTTCTACCGTACCAATAGTACCTGTTGCAACTACGCTTGTACTAATACGTTCTGTAATGTCAATTTCAAAACCACCAGCAGATACAGATTCAATAGTTCCTGTTGCTGATACACCTGTAATATCTTCTGTTATATTTGGAGATAGTGTTCCAATAGAACTTGTAGCAGCTACTCCTGTAAGTGTAATTTTTATAAATGCATTAACTGTACCTATTGCACCAGTTGCACTAACACTATTAAGAACTTCAGTAGGTTTTTCTTCTACTGTATTTACACTACCTGTAGCAGTTACACCAGTAAGTGTTCTGGATATATCTTCAGCACCGTAAGCAGATACACCATATCTACCTGTAGCAAATCGTGCTGAAGCTGCTACAACAGCCATTAGGCTATGCGGATAACTGCAGTACTAGTTCCTACTGCTGGAAATTCAATTGTCAAATCACCTGCTGTAGCACTAACTGTTCCTCCAAAGTCAATAACAGCAATAGCTTTATTAGATGCTGATGAGTTGTAAATAATACACCCATCTGCAGAAGTTGTTACATTAGAAAATACTTCGTCAGCAAAGTCTACCATAGCAGTAGTACCTGAAGTAGTAATAGCTGCGCTATCTAAATTCTGACCACCTGCTGAATAGTTAGTACCAGACGATTCATCAGAGTTACCTGTAACATCTGAATAGTTAGTTGTTGCTGCACCATAAGTACCAGAAGGTGAAGCTTTAATAAGTGCAAGTTTTATTGTGTGAGTATCCAGATCATGGATACCGCCAAGCAGTTCACCTTTAAAACTTGTACACATTGCTGTTGTAATACCCATGATAAATCCTCTTGTTAGGTAGCCTAAAGGGGCCACTCGAAAGCAGCCCCTAAAGTTAGTTACTTATGCAAGCAGATCACGATCTACTTCATCCGCAGTACCTTCGTTGCCCATGTCTGTGCAATCCATTAGGATAGCCCATACACGAAACTTACCTGAAGTAACAGCACCACCTGAAAGTGAAGCAATAGTTACATCAATGTTGTCATCAGCAACAGCCATTACAGGCTGGTATGCTGCTGGATTTTGCGCTACTACTGCTGCTGCAGATGTTGCATCAAAACCATCAACAAATACATCAGCATCTACCATACCCAAGTCTACTGTAAAAGTAGAACCATCGGTAGCAGTAGTAACTTCAATACCTGCATTCATGACCATAGTACCTTTAGGTACAGCAATTACAGGAACAACATCGGCTGCTGCAAGTGCAGAACCTTTGTCAGACAAAGCTGTAGCCCAATTCAAGGTAGTTTGAACCATGTACGGATTACGGCCTGGGTTTTGATTACCTCGTGCCGCTTGGAGTGTGTTATCACCTAATGCCATAATTCAATCCTCCCTTACGCTGCGTTATATTTGGCAGTGACGATTGCTTCAGGGCGAAGAATCTTACGGCCATATAGATGCATACCACGAACAATGTCAGCGAAGCTGTCAGTGTCACGATATGTTTCGGTTTTGTTGATCTGCTCGGCAGTGGCTACTGCAGAGTCATGACCAGCTACGATAACACCATAGTTAGCATTTTGGTTTGCAGAACCTGTTGTACCTGAACCTGTACCTACTGAAGGTAGGTTAGAGGATGAGTACACACGGAAACCGTGTAGGTTGTTGAGAACCAAACCGTTACGAAGTGCACCAGACTCACCGTAATCTGCATTCAGAAGACGTGAATCTTCGTCAGCCATGATTTCCATGAATACTGGATCTACAACCAGCCAGCGACCTTGCTTATCAACTTGTTGTTGGTCAAGCAAACGAGCCATACGAGCTACAACCATTGCTGGTGAAGCTGTTGCTGTTGGTAGTGCAGTTGCACCCGGCAAACGTGCTGCAATTGGAATCGAGTGATCCCCAGCAGAACTTGTTGTGATGTTGCCGAAAGAGCTTTTGATTAACTTCATAGAAGTCAATAGCTCATCTGTACCTGCAGTTGCTACTGCTCTAACACCATTTACTTGGTCATTAACAGTATCTGCATCTGTGTGCAAAGCTGATTGCTTGTAGCCAGACAAGTAACCAAGAACTTCTTGGTCGTGCTGATCAGCCAAACGATAAGCTGCACGGTTGGTTGCAAGATCCATAAAGTTCACATGTGAGTGAGCTTCCTCGATGTCGTCAATTTTGAAGGCAAAGTAGTTAGCTTTGTCTACAACCAATGAGAAATCTTCATCGTCAAGATCTTGTGCTGAGATAGTAGTACCACGAGCATAGCTGCTTACGGAAATCTCAGGTTCTTTAATGATTTTAACTGTATCACCTTGGGCAGAAATTTCCCCAAAATAATCAGAGTTGGTGATGTCACCACATACAGTACTCTTGCGGAAAGCAAGCTGTACTTTTTTGGAGTAGATTACGGAACTAAAGTTACCGTTAGGTAAGTTACCGTGTCCTCCTGCTGATGTAAAAGCCATAATAAATCCTCCTGATAGTTGGCTTACTTAAAAGCTAATACCAATAAGAGGCTGTTACTTTTCTAGGGTGCGTAAGGCTAACAGTCGGCCAACCGTTAGATATACGGGCCTATACTTGAACAGGTAGTTCTTCCTAGTTTAGACTTTATTGGAAATTGAGTAGAAACAAAAGGTAGTCATAAGAGGCTTTTGTTTCATACTCCCTAGTTATACTATTGATTTTTTATTTGTCAATAGCTTATCTGGCATTACCAGATACGTCATAGACGAATTTACCATTACGCATTGCTTTGTTAATTTCGTCTGCACGTTCTTCAAATTCTTTATTAGACATTTTAGCTACTTCTGACTCACGAATCATTTCATTAGCATCAGTTACATCTACTTGTGTTTTACTACGTTTAGTCACAGGTGATGCTGCTGCTTTTTTATTTGCTTTTTTATCTTTAAGGGTAAGACCTTTGTCTATTTTATAAAGATCAATAACACGTACTACTGAGTCTGGATCATCTGCATTTTCATATAGTGCATCTTTAACCCACTTAGGTTGTTCATCTGCCCAATCATGAAACTCATCTGACTCACGTAACTTATCAAAGTCTGAATGAGATTCTCGAATTTTATTTTCAGACTTTATTCTATGAGCTTCTGACTGAGCTTCACTAAGTTCTTTTAATCGAGTATCAGCTTTACTAAACATTTCCTGTGCTTTTTTAGTAGCAATAGTTTCTACTATTCCAGCTACATCAGGGTACTGTTTAGCCCACTCTTCAATATCCTCATCAGACTTAGGGGGTGTAAGACTACCTTTAGCAGATTGTAGGCTTTCTAACTTTTCATCCCACTCTTTTTCCTTTTGTTGCATATGACGTCTTAGGTCACCGTAGCGTTTTTTAAAAGACTTTTCTTCTGCAGATAACGTTTTTTCTTCAACTTCTGTATCGGCCTCTGCTTCTTGAGTAACCTCTTCGACTTCTTCTTCTGCATCTACTGGGGTTTCTCCCCTTGCTTCAGCTTCAAGTCTTTCAATCTCCTTAGCTTCTTCTTCCATTCGTTGTTTACGTTTTGCGTTATTGTATCCACGATCAACGAATCCTGCAGTTTTTGGTGTTTCTACTTCTGATAGTTCAGGCATATTATTTCTCCTTATGTTGGGGTCAGCCGTAGCCGAGTAGCCTTATCGTTACTAGTATAGAATACTTATTAAAATAATATGTACCTATTAAAATAAACTAT